CGCGACTGCCGGTTTTGTCTCACCTACAGTCAGATTTATATCATGTGATGAGAATTTCAGCAGCGAGAAGACGGCAAATGACGAGAAACCGCCCGGTACTTGCAGGTCTGTGGTAAACTTCTCTCGGTGAACTACTTCACCACTTTGGTTGGGGTGCGTGTTTGTCGTGTTTTGCATCTCGCCATCGGCAGGCAGCGGGGGGGTGATCCGCTGCCTGCCACCTTTCTTATTTATCGTTTATCCGGCTGTTGTCGAATTACCGCTATTCGGCAATGGCTCTTTGTTCGGCAATGGCTCTTTGTTCGGCAATCCAGCCCTGACGCCGCCTGCGGATGCGCGGGATTCCTCGTTTTGCGCTCGCACCGCGCGGAAGCGGCTGAGGATGGAGCGCCCGTCCACACCGGCCAGGTAGCTATCCTTTCCGCAGGTGTAGAACAGCAGGAGTGCCGTTTCGTTGCCATTCGCGTCCGTAGCCCCGGAAATTCGGTGACGCCCGCTGCACAAGTCGCACTCCACCCAGTCGCCGATTGCCATCGGCTCCCCCATCTCGTCGCTGCCAATAGCAACAAAAGGTGTCTCGCTCATCTTATATCTCCAAGCTCCAGCGACCCTTGCGGCCGGCCCGCCCACGCCTGCGGGTTGAACCACACGCACTCTGTCCGGGCCTGCCCCCCGTCCGCCCATGCCCGGAAAGTCAGCCGCTCCCAGTCCTTGTAGAGCGTGTCGTACAAGACGCCCTCATATTGGACTTTCTCCCGCCATTAAGTCTTCCCCCGACATCTTTTCAAGGGCCGCGATCCGCTCCCGCACCGCCTCTGAGTCCCGCAGGTTTTCGGTCCCCGGCTCGCCCTCTTGCCACGCTTCCTCCTGAGTGGCGTACTCCGTGCCAAGTGAGAGCAGCACATCCTCCAAAAGCCGCTCCCCGCGATTTTGGTGACCCCAGACGTCCACTTGCAGCTCCTCCGCCTCTCGCTGCAACGCCTCGGCTTGGCGCAGCAGGGCGTCCATTCTCTGCTGCAAGCTGCCGGCAATTTCCAGGTGCTTCTCAGCCTTCTGCAAGCGATAACGATTGCGGCACTTCATAGATTGCGGCACCTCATAGATTGCGGCACCTCATAGGGTCTTACCGTTCCGGCATCTCGTTCCAGGTCTGCCCGTCTAAAAGCCGGCCCGCGATGTGCTTGCCGACATTGACGCTCATCCAGCCGTCCTGCCAATCCCACACCTGCCCTTTGGCCGATAAGTAACCTTCATCCGACATTGACGCTGGCTGCCAGTTCCCCCACTGCTTGAAAAAATAGCTGACCCCTGCCGCCTGGCACTGATCCCGTAGCGTCCGCGCCCAGTCCGGGTGCATCGGCCTTGCATGAGGGCCTGATTCCCCGCCGGCGATTACCCAGTGCAGCGGCGGTAAGTTCACGCGCATCGGCGCGGTCCTACCATCAACTATTTGGACATAGCCACCGCCGAGGTACGCCGCCAAATCCACCGGTCCCAGCAGCGGTTCGCACGAGAGGAACCGCACCCGCGCCGACACTTTCAGAAGATGCGGAATACGCTCATCGGCAGTCGCCTGATCTTCCACGCTCGTGCCGATCCACACGTTTTCGGGGAACCCCTGTCCCCACCAGACCGGCGGCGACATCAGGTGGATGTTCTCCAGGCGCTTGGTCAAAAGCAACCAGTCCAAAGACGGCGTCGCCTCAATCAGCGTCCACAGCCGCTCCCGCGCTTCTTCCACGGCCTCCGCAGACGGGTGATCCGCCAGCAGCTTCTCAAACACGTCGGCCATGGACGCGCAGAACACGCGGGCACGAACGCCTGCGGCGGCGGCCTCACTGTTCCAGCGGAGCGGCTGCCGCCAGTACGCCTCGCTCATCATCTTCCGCGCCGCGCCGGGTCCCCAGTGACTCGGGCCAAACCGCTTATCCTGAGCATCGGCGTAGCAATTTTTACATCCGCCGGATACTTTGACGCAGCCATGCCAGGCGTTGAACGTAAAATCGGTCCAAAGAATCCCGGCCCCTTTTTGATCACCCATCACCTTGCCTCCCCTTCCGGCCCCAATTCCCGAACGCCTTCAGTCGTCCACCGAAGCTGCGCGGCCAGCTCAAACGCCTCTGCCGGCAAAGTTGCCTCGTGCCCCAGGTGGAGACAGGCGAACGGAAGGCCCGGGTTGCGCGTGACACCCACACTCACATAGTGCAGGGGAACGTCGCTTGGCGTGATGCGCTCAAAATCAAGGAAGGCAATAAAGTCGCCGCCGCCAGGGCTGACTCGCACGGTATATCGGCGCCGAATCTCTTGGACATTCGCCAGCGCCGTTATTCCCAGCGCCCGATACGCCGCCTGCCGCAGATCAAGTGATTGCTGGCGCTGAAACGCTTCCTGCTCCGCCATCGCCGCTTCCCCCGATTCTGTGAGCCAGTAGCCTGGTCCCGCCCAGGGCGCAAGGGCTTTGGCCGGCCTAGCCGCGCAAGTCTGTTTAGCCAGGCGCTTGACACGCCGGCCTGAAATCGTTATAATTGCCACTGTAAACCTCCCCAGGTTTCAAGAGTGGTCTATCTAAGTTGGTGCTTAGATAGACCTTTTACTTTGTCACCGGCCTAAGAGGCAGTGGCTTAAAATCTTCGTGCCCGGCATCAGGTACTTGCCCGAATGGGGAAACAAGCGCCCGTCCGGCCCGTCCGCCGTCGTGTCCAGCCAGCAGTCGTAGCCTTTCTCCTCGCCGCTTTGGAGCAGGATTACATCCCGCACTTTGACGGTGAAGTCCGCCCCGTAAATCCACAGCCGCACCACGAAGCCTGCCGCGTGAGTGTAGACCAGCGCTTCCACTGCATCCATTCCCCCGCCGTCTGCCGGCAGGAACCCCTTCCGCAGCTTGAAATGGCTGCACAGCGCCGTGCTGTCTGCGTGCAGCTCCGGCTGGCCGTCCCGCACGATGGCCTCCGCGATGGCCGCCACCTGCGCTTGCCGCGCCGCGTATGCCGCCCTGCCCTCTTCAATCGCCTGCCGGGTCCGCTCCTGCCGAATAGCCGTAGAAATCGTTTGCATTGACTGTCTCCTTAGTAGTGGTTACTAAGGTTATTATATCGCATAACGCGATATAAGTCAAGCAAATTCAGCTCAAACGACAAAAATAATTCGCGTATAGCGAATTATTTTTGTGACGCCACTGCCTCCCGGTCTCGCGGCAGCACTTCTATGATGTCGCCGGCACGGCAGCGGAAGTAGTCGCACAAATCTACCAATAGGTCGTCTGAGATGCCGCGCCGGTATGTCATCACGTCGTGCAACGTGGACGGTTTGCGCCCTATGTCAGCCGCAACTCGGTAAGCGGTCGTCCCCTGCCTCTCGATCATGTCTTTGAGGTGATTTTTTACTCGCTTGTTGCGTGTGGTCGGCATAACTTGCATTATATCGCACGGCGCGAAATTTGTCAATCGCAAACTGTGATAATTACGAGGTTGTTTTAATACGCATGACGCGATATAATGATTTCATGTCAAGATCGCGTACAGTCACGGCAACTTCTGCGTTTGGAATTTGGCTGGATGCTCAGATGAAGCAAGCTGATGTTCAGCAAAAACAAGTTGCCCTACGCTCAGGTTTGGGCCAATCCACCATCGCCGGCTATCTGACCGGCGCACGGAACCCAAACAACGCAAACATCGTTCATCGCGTCGTGCAAGGAGTTTTGCCGAATAACGCCCCGGAAGACGTGGCTGCCGAAGTGCTGCATGATGGCCTTCTCGCCGCTGGTTTCGCCGCCCGGCCGCTCTCCCCCGCCGCCGCCCTTATTCGGGAAGCTCTTGACGGGCGTGGGGAAGACATACACTTGACCCCCGAGGAGTTTGACGTTCTCATGGAAGATATTGAAGACTATGCGCTGCATCGCCTGAGCCGCACAGTGGAAAAGCAGAAGCAGGAGGCCGCGTGAAGCCAATTTTTCCGAAGCCACTCTGTTTGTCGATCTTGGTATGCCTTGCGGTACTGCCGGTGCTGGCCGCGCCATCCCACCATCACAAAAAGCATCATTCCCGCAGCGGACCGCCGCCTGCGCCTACCGCTGCGCTGACCTGGCCGGCGCAGATTGCTCTCTTGCGGTCCCGCTGCGACCCAAGCATCACGCCGGCGATGGTGCAGCGGCTTTCCCAGAAGTCCAGCGAGATTCTGGCGGAAAAAGGCATCCAGCAATCACCGTTTTCCATTCTTGTAGATGTTAATAAGTCGATCCCTGCCGGCATCAATGTTGGTACGCATCCGCAGGACATCTTCGCCGCCTACCTCACACTCCGGGCGCATGGCGAAAGTTCTTCCGGCTTGCCGTAACCGATACTCAAAAATAATTCCCCCACCCTCTTGACTCTTCTCCCCCCCCCGTGCTATGATGCGCTCAACCTAATTGCCGAATATCGGCAAACCGGCAATTCCGCTGACAATTAAGAAGCCACGAGGAGAAAACAACTCATGTCCATGATGCCGATGCCGAATTGGGAAAGTGCGCTGTCCGAGCAGGTGCGACTGCTGAGGGCCGAAGTCGCCGCGCAGTCTGAGTGGCAAAAAACGGGCGATCCCGACGCGGTGCCAGAAAGCTACGGGTCCGCGTCTACTTATGCGGAGGCCGCACTGCACTTGTACCGCCAGCGCCTACCGCAGCTTATGCGCCAGATCGCCGACGAGATGCAAGCGCAAGGATTGCCGGACGTGTTTGACCAGGCGGAGCACCTCCGCACAAATGATGCTCATGGCCTCACGGCTTGGTAGGACGACGTGAGTAGAAGAAAAATGTGAGTAAAAGAACGTGATATGAACGCAGACTTAACGAACGAAGAAGCGGCACTGGACAGAGGAATTGCCGAAAAGCCGACATCCGGCAATTCCTCTAGTAGTCCGATTTCTACCAGTAGCCATTATCACGGTTTGCTGCCTTTGACAGACATCGCCCTGCGGCTAGACGTGCATTACAGCCGCTTGCGCCGCCTGGCCGAAGCTCCCGGTGTCGGCGAGATTGTCGGCGCACGTAGCGTTCCCGGCGCAAAAGGCGTGCGCTATGAACCGAGGTCCGTGGAGACGTTTCGCCGGCTCGTGCAGGCCAGCAACGAAAACGTGGTGACGCCGGCGACGGCAGCGGGTTGGCTCCGGGCGCAGGAAGACTTCGCGGTCACGGAACCACTCCTGCCGGCGGATGCGGAAATGATTGAAGTTCGGGCTATTGCCGAACAACGGCGAATTGCCGAAAAGCCGACATCCGACAATTCTGCCGGGCCAGCGAATATCGGTGGCCTGATGACTTTGCTCGCCCCGCTGGCGGCGCTTCCCGCCGCGCTCCGCGAGCTGGCCGCCAGCATCCACGCCCCGCGCCCCCTCCAACCCACCCCCCAAGTGCCTCCAACCCCGGACCGCCTCCTGACCGCAGAGCAAGCCGCAGAGCTTTTGGCCTGCCATCCCCGCAGCGTGTCCCGCTACGTTACCCCCGTGCGGCACCGGACCTGGAAAGAAAGCGACGTGCAGCGCTACATCGCGGGCCTGGGCAGCGCGGGCCTGGGCGCAGCGGAAAGCGAGACAGCCAAATGACAGCAGAGGAGGCAATCGCTGAGAACGATCTACTTGCAGACCAGAGAGCGACCGAGGAGTTCCGGCAGGACGTGATCTGGGATTTGAAGTTCGTGCGGGAACAGTGCAGCAACCTCCTGAAAGGCACTACGGGTGATGAAGGTGATTTGCCGCCGGTCAAAGACCGTGCAGAGACCGGGAGACTGATTGCTATTCGCGTTCTGCTGAACGACACGCTGAAGACGCTGGAGGAGATATGAGAGGCCCGCGCAAACAACCGGACGCAACCGTCACTTTCACGTTCGAGTCGGCCTACAACCAGATCGTCCAGCCGACGAGCTACGTTTCCCTGTCGCAGTACTTCATCGCTCACTGGATGCCGGCCATCAGCGGTGCGGGCCTCAAAATCCTCTTGCAGCTCCGGTCAATGGGCTATTACAGCCCTAAAGCCGGCGTCCAGCGCGGCGACATCGACATCGAGCAAAAAGAGCTGGCGGCGCTCTGCGGCCTGTCCCACAGCACCCTGAAGCGGGCTTTCGCTGACGACGCGGTGCTGTCCGCCTATGTCCAGCGCGTCTTCGAGGTCAAGCGCGATCTCTTGACAGGACGCATCATCAAAGAGCATTATTTGTACGTCGTGAAGATGGACGACGTCCTGACGCCGACAGACAAAGCAAAGCTGGAAGCCATGCTGCAAGGGCCTGACAAGCCAAACCCTTCCCCGACGGGGGAAAGTGAAACACCGAAAGGTCAAAATGACCCATCGGCTCCTGCGCCCAGAGGTCACTTTGAGCCACCGATGGTTCAAAATGACCTTTCGGGCGTTCAAAGTGAACTGCCGACAGCTCATAATGAACCGCCCACAGGTCAAAATGACCTCTCTTTAAAAGGGAGTCTTAATACTCCTATTACTTTGAATACTTCTGATACGCCTGCGGCGGCCCCGGAAATTTTCGCTTCGCTGTTTTCAGACTCCCGATTTTCGGACTTAGTGGAGGATGTGCTCGACAGCTTGCCAGCAGCAGAGTACACGGCGCTGGAAGCCGCTGCCAGGGCACGAGTCATCGCTGAAGTTGCCGAGCCGATCCGCACACTAGCAGGGCAGGGAAAAGCCAAGGTAGATGTGGAGCGGATGATGCTGACGCTACTAAGAGAAAGAACATCAAAGTGATTGACTCCCCAGCTAATATCCCATCCTGGACCGAGCACCTTTGACCTGATCGTGTGCAGCAGGAGCTGGCCGACTTTGGACCGACCGAGCTTCAGGTCTTCGCAGAGAACCGCGTAGGGGGCCTACACTGCGGCTGCCCTGTCTGCGGCACCTACCATTCGGTGGCGTTTGCGAAGAGGTCGCGCCCGACTTTCTCAGAGGCTGGAGTGACCATCGGCGTTCACTGCTCTTTGTGCGGGCAGGCGTTCACTGCTCTTTGTGCGGGCAGGCGTTCACTGCTCTTTGTGCGGGCAGGCGTTCACTGCTCTTTGTGCGGGCAGGCGTTCACGCTACTGTCTGTGGAGCCTGTCGTGGTCGTCCGGTCCCGCGAGTCATGGCGCAACATTGGTCACGATCCGGGCCGGGATCTAGGGTTCTCGGTTGGTGACCTCGTGCGAGTGCGTCCCCGGTACTGGGGCTATAATGGCCGCATGAAGCCGTTCACGAGCCGGATCGTTGCCCTCTGGTACTACTCTGGGCTGACCTGGGCGCAAGTCCTGAAGGGCCGAGGAAAGCTGCCGATCAACGTCCACCCGGACAAGCTCACGAAGCTGTAATGTCACTTTACTTTTTCCGCTTCGTCTCGAAGAAACGCGCCCAGCTTCTTAGTGATCTTGCCCTGCACGTCGCTGCGGTTTTTGTTGTAAGTAATGACGGTTTCGGCCCGCTTGTGCCGGCTGAACTCCTGGACTTCCGGGATGTTGCCCCCGGACTGCTCCAATGCGGCGGTAATCGCAAAGTGGCGGAACTTGTGCGGCGAGAGTTTGATGCCGAGCTTTTTGCCGTAAGTGCGGACAATGTCGTCTAGGCCGTCGCCGGTCAGCGCCGCCCCTTTGCTGCTTTCGCGGAAGGCGCAGTTCCGAAACAGTGCTCCGTCCCGGTGGCCGGCAGCCGCAAGGTAGTCAGAGATCGCCTGGGTCGTGTCTTCAAACAAGGTGATCCATATCTTGTCGGAATAGCCCTTCCCGACGACAGCAATCCGGCCCGGCGACGGCTCGAAGTCGGCGACGCCGAGGGCGCACACTTCCGCCCGGCGCAGGGCTGTTTCGGATAGCAGGAAGAGGAGTGCCCGGTCGCGCTTGCCGCGCAGAACCTGGGTATCAGGCAGCCCGCGCAGCTTCAGGATCATTTCAACCTCCGGGCCATGCGTATCGCGGTACCCGCGTGCGGTCGGACTTTTCACCAGCCCCCGGCTGTCATGGGCGCAGTAGGGGCGGCGAACACCGGCGGCGTCCTGGAAGCTGAACTTGTGGCCCAGATCAATGAGCGCGTTGATGGACGAGAGGCGCAGCTTGACGGAGGCCGACGACAGGCCCGTCCCGGCAGGCCCGCCGGAGATTGAAATCTGGTTGCGATAGGTCGCAAGTTGCATCGCCATGTCGGCGGCGTCCTGAGCGAGAAACTCAAGCACGACCTGAGTCCCCGGCTCGCAGCCGTATACCTCTTGGAAGAAGCGCTTTAGGTTCTGGGCGTAGGTGCGCTGGGTCGCCGGCGACAGGGCGTTCTGGATGAGCTGGGCGTAGAGGTTCGGCCCGGCTGGGCCGGGTCCTGGGCGCGGCGCGGCAGCAATGGCTAATGGGCTTGATGCTAATGGGTTCGATGAACTTGCTGGCACGGGAAAATTATGCGTCATTTACGATGATGATACTGCATAATTCTACGGGTGTCAAGAACTCCTGATAACCGCCATTTTTCGGAGTTCTTAGGGAATGATAATGGCTGTTTACGATACCAAACCTCAGCCGGTCTTAGTTCCGTAGATATGCCGGCAGATTTCCGGCAGCCTCAAGTTCCGCGCTTCATCCTCCGACAATAGAGGCGTATGCCCTTCCGCCGTTATGACCCCCGCTGATGGCGGGCGGGCCATCAACTTTCCCAAACAACTTTTTACCCCATAGAGGCTGACCTGCCTCACCCGTCCGCCCTAAGAGACGCATATCTTGGCCTTGCAGAGGCCATGCTGCATCAACTGGGGTCGGACGTTTTTTTGTGACTCGACTGTATTTTGTGACTCGACTGTATTTCTTTTACCATCATGCCATCTAAAAGTCTTGCAACATCCCCCTGGATCAAACTCGCCCGGCTGAACGTGCCGATCATCCAAGCCGCCGCAGCCATGCAGTGCAGCAAGAAGACGGCAGCCGAGCGACTTGAGCAGGCCCACGCCGCTCTCGGCCAGCTCGCCACGCCGCTGCAGGCCGACGCGGTCGCCCTGCTGCAAGCCTCCGGCGTGGTTCGTCAGGAGATCAGCCGGCGGTCCTGGCAGGATGTGCTGCTCGGCTTTAAGCACGCAGCATAAGGGGCTTTTCATGGAAGACATTTTCTTGAAGCCGGTCCAGCGCAGCAAAGAATACTTGGAAGCGCTGGCCATGCTCGGCGGTTCGCCGGATGATCGCGGTTCATCTGATGATCTAATTTTATCTGATGTAATTGCGCTGGAAGATGCAACTGCGCCGGAAGTGGAAGTCGCTGGCGAGCTGGCCGAGCCGCTGGTACGTCTTATTCTTCACCATCATGGCAATATCGCTTGCGGTGGAGGTCTTCCCGGAAGCCCCGCCCCGCTGCGCTCCAATTGGGGCCGGCGCATTCGCTGACTTCCAAGCCCTGTCGCCCTAACCCTGACTCTCACTGTCGCCGGCACGGACTTTTCCTGCCGCCTCCCCGATGTCCGGCACTTAATTTCCACCATGTCCACTCGCTGCTTTTTCATCATTTGGGAAGTGTATGCCTTTCTCGGCCTGCGCCCGCTTCAGGCGGTCCATCTGCTGCGCCGGCAGGGTGTGCGTGTCTCGCCCAATCGGGCGAAGTACCATCTGTCGAAAGCTGCGGAGCGAATCCAAGATCAGTGCGACGGGCTGTCCCTCGTCAAGTTTCCCGCAAAAGAGACGGCATGAATAAAAATTCTGGAATGAAATCAAACATTTTCTGGACACTAACTTGCCTGCTCATCCTGCTTGCAACGGTGCTTTTTAGCTCCTGGCTGCCGGCGGCTCCAGCCAAGCCGAACAGGGTCAAGCCGAACAGGGTCAAGCCGAACAGGGTCACTCGCAGGACGCCGGCTCCTAAAGTCATCCAATCCGAGAACAAGCCTAACGAGAACAGGCCTAAGCCGGTGATCAAGATTGGCGGCGCTGACTACGTCCTGGTCCGCATCGGCAAGCCCTACATTTACGAGATGCGAGAGTCAGCGGGCAAAAAATGAACACCCTATTGGAAACAAATGTCGTGGTCGAAAGCGTCTTACTCCCGCAGGGCGGCGTGGTCGAGAGCGTCAGACAGACGTATGACCAGGACCTTACTAGGCCGCGCCCGGAGTGGGTCCGCGGCACCTGTCCCCAGTGCGGCGCGGAGATTGTCGCTAATTGCTATTACGTGGCGTCCAGGGGCTACTTGATATTGCATCAGTGTTGGGAGAGCCTCGGTGACAACCCGACTTGTGCTTACCGTAAAGTCATATAAAACCTGAGTGCAATCGCCCTGAATGATGTAAAATAAATGTATGGATACTGCAGACAAATCGCCGGTGACGATAGGAAGCAAAGCGCCGCCGCTGACGGTCCGCGTGGCAGCGGCGGCGCTGCGCCTTGCGGCGGGTTCCCTCTACGGTGATGACTGCATGGCACGCCTTCAGGCTCTCGCGGGACTGCCCTGCCCCCACTGCGGTGCGGTCGTCGTGCTGGACGGCGCTCGCCTCGTTTGCTCGGAAGGCCTGCGCTACGGGGCGAAGTGCTGCGAGTCTTGGCGGAACCCCGACGCCGCCGAAGCGGACATTCTGGGCAATTCCCCGCAGTAGTCTCGCCTCCTCAATTTGTGCGCTGATACAATCGACCTACCCGCTGGGCAGTGTCGATTTTTTTGCGTCTTGTACGTTTTCAGAAAGACCTAATGAAAGGAGGCTCCAAGTCGGTGACTGCCGCAGCGAGCCTTATCGACCAGCACGAACCATGCACGATCTCATAGTCGGCGATTGCCGCGAGACCCTGAAACATTTTCCCACCAACCATTTTCATGCGGCGAAAAGATTCGAAGTGGGAGGCGATGATGCTTCCTGAAACTCAATTCCCTGACAACCAACTTTTTAACGGCGACTGCCTCGAGCGGATGCGGTCGCTGCCGAATGCGAGCGTGGATCTGGTTCTGACCGACCCGCCCTACGGCACGACGCACTTGCCCTTCGACAAGCAGTACCGCAAGCGCGGCCTCGACTGGGAAGCGTGGTGGGCTGAAGTCCACCGGGTCGCGAAGCTGTCCGCCATCATCTGCTGCTTTGCGGCCCAGCCGTTCACCACCGATCTCATCTGCTCGAACCGGAAAAACTTTCGCTATGATTTGGTCTGGGCGAAGACGTCGCCGGTGGGGTTCCTCTCGGCGAATGTGCGGCCGCTCCGCTCCCATGAGAGCCTTCTGATCTTCTGCCGGCGTTTTGGTCCAAGACGGGTGCAGCAAGGCGAGCATTTTGTCCGCCAGGCGCAGAGCGTCTACAATCCGCAGTTCACGGTAGGGACACCCTATCTGCATCATTGTCAGGCAAAGCCAGCGACCCACTATTCTGCGACTAAAGCGCTCCCCAGCCGGCAGAACGACGGCCAGCGGTATCCGACGTCGGTCTTGACGTTCGGGCGAGATGTGCCATCGTCTCATCCCACGGCGAAGCCCGAAGCACTTTTGCGCTGGGTGATCCGAAGCTATTCTCATGCCGGCGACGTTGTCCTCGATCCCTTTATGGGCGGCGGCTCCTGCGGACGAGCGGCCGCGTTCGAGCAGCGCCGCTTCATCGGCATGGGAGCTGATCCTGTCCACTTCGCCACCGCTGAGCCGCGCATTCAGGCCGCTTACCAATCGCCTGATCTGCACTAAACTGCACCAAAATCCATGACAAAAGACACTTGGACCGCGAAACATGAGGAGGCAGTTTTCCTCGTTGCTGAAGACGAGCTGACTGACCTTGACATCGCGGCGGAGCTCGGCATCTCCAAGCGGACCCTGGAAGGCTGGAAGCGCGACACTCTGTTCCGAGAGCGGCTGAAGGACGTGATCAGCGAAATCCACGCAGCGCTCATGCAGCGGGGTATCGCCCGTCTGGACCGCCGGCTGGCCCGCTGGAACAAGACCTGGCACGACTTACAAGCCGTGATCGAGGCGCGGGCTACAGAGTACCGAGCTGATTACGATGTCATCGGCGGCGAGACGGGCCTCGTCGTCAAAAACGAAAAACCGGGCATGTTTGGCACGACTGTCGAGATCTCTGTGGACACTGGCATTCTCGCCGAGCTGAGGGCTTTAGAGCAGCAAGCCGCCAAAGAGCTTGGCCAATGGGTCGAGAAGCACGATCTGACGAGCGGCGGGAAAGCGCTGCCGGCAGGACCGGATCTGCGCGGCTTGTCCGCCGCTCGTCTCGCAGAGCTGGAACAAATCTTGATGGAGGCCGATGATGCCAGTAATTCTGCCCACCCTGCACGCTGTGAGGGCGGAGAAGTGCCGGCGTAGTTTTTCAGCGTTCTTCCGCTTTGGCTGGCACGTCCTAGAGCCGTCCACGCCGCTTTCTGACAACTGGCATATCGACGCGGTTTGTGATCACCTTCAGGCGCTTCTGGAAGACTGGAGAGACGTCCAGCGGGCGCAGGCAGCAAACAACAAAAAGAAGGCTGGTGAGCTGCTCTTAGACATCCCGCGGCAGCGCATCCAGAACCTCGTCGTCAACATCCCGCCTGGCACCGCGAAAAGCCGGATGCTGTCTGTCTACGCGCCGGCGTGGATGTGGCTTGAGTGGCCTGAGTGGCGGGCCGTCTTCATCTCCGGCAACCCGCGCGTCGCGCTGCGGGACTCGATGTTCTGCCGCGAAGTCATCCGCTCCGAGTGGTATCAGTCGCTGTTTCAGCCGACGTGGGGCACGAAATGGTCCATCACCTATGGCAAGGATGCCAAGAGTTTTTTCCACAACACCTGCGGCGGGCTGCGGCTGGCCATTGGGGCCAAGTCGAAGATCACTGGTGACCGCTTTGACAGCGTGATCGTGGATGACCCGAACGACATGGCGACGGTAGAGTCACTCGCCGAGCGCGACAGCGTCAACGACTGGTGGGACGGCGCTGCCGGCAACCGCGTCAACGACCTGCGGTACTCCACCCGCGTCCTGATCCAGCAGCGCGGCCATGAAGACGATTTAAGCGGTCATGTGCTGCCGTCGGATGCCTGGTTCCACCTTTTGATCCGGATGGAGCATGAGGCGACGAAGCCAGGCGACGAGCGCCACTGTAAATGTCCGTCGTGCCAGCGCGGAACCAACCCTATCGGCTGGTGCGACCCGCGCACAAGCCCTGGCGAGCTGCTCGACCTGCGGCGCTTCCCGGAATACGTTCTGAACCAGGAGCGCATCCGGCTCGGCACCCGCGGCTATGCGGGCCAGTACCAGCAGCGGCCCGCGCCGGCGGAAGGCATGATCTTCAAGGAAGCGTGGTTCATCAATCGCTACAAGTCCATGCCTAAGCTGCGGGATGTGGCGACGCTTTGGGACCTTGCGCTCAAGGCCAAAGAACAAAACGACGAGACGGCCTGCCTCACCTACGGCGTGGGCGTGGATGACGGCCAGCCGTACATTCTGCGAATGGCGCATGGCCGCTGGGAAACGCCGGACGTCGCGAAGTTCCTGATCAGCCAGGCGGACTGGCTGAAGGGTCTGTACGGCGACGAGTACCGGGGTGATTATGTCGAGGACAAAGTCGCCGGCACCACGCTGATGCAGTACGTCAAGCGCTCCCGCCCCGACCTTGCGCTGATCCCCGTCCAAGTGGAAGGGGACAAGGTGGCCCGCGCCCAGGGCGTGACGCCGCTGTGCGAGGCGCAGCGCGTTCTCTTGCCGGATCCCGCCGTGTTCCCGGCCACTCAAAGCTGGGTGAGGGATTTGCTGGCGCAGCTTCTCACCTTCCCCGCCGACACCCATGACGACATTGTGGACGTGTTCGTGTATGCCCTCAAGCGCTACCTCGGCACATTGAACCGGCAGAAGTCCCGGCGCGGCAAAGGCGGCGGCATGGCCGGCTGATACAAATGCGGCATGGCCGGCTAGTGATCACACTCTATGCAAACTGCACCAGAAATCGCGGCGGCACTGATTGGCACGAAATCGGTGCCGCCGGGCTTGCCCCTGCTTCGAGAGCGAGCGGCGGAGGCCTGGGCATATCACCGCCTGGCTCCCTATCCGTTCTACCACTTCAAAGACTGGCAAACGGAGGACCGGGGGCCGCTGCCGCGCTGCCTACCCTTCGCCAAGTCCATTGTCCAGCGGGGCGCTCGCTTTTTGTTCGGCAAGCCGCTCCAGCTCATGTGCGCCGGCAACTCGGCCTGGGAGACGTTCCTACGGGAGGCGTGGACCGAAAACGCGATGGGTGCTCGGCTCGTGCCGATTGCTGTCAAAGCGGCGCTCGAGTCCGGCATCGCCCTGAAGTTCGCCTACGACGAAACGAACCAGGGCAAGCCGCTGTCCATTCAGTCGTTGTCGGTGGTGGACCAGGTGCGCCTCTTTTACCATCCGCACGACGTGGACCTGCTTCTGATGGCCCGGGTTCAGTACCGCTATTTCGATCCGGCCCAGAACCAAACCTTCTGGTACAGAGAAGAGTGGACCGCCGAGGAGGAAGCCCATTACGCGCCGCTGCCTGACAGCTCCGGCACTAGCCAGTTCAACCCGGACACGTCGGACGCGTGGATCATGGACAGCCGGGAGACGAACCCCTTTGGCGTGATCCCGCTGCACTACATCAAAAACCAGGAAAGCGACGATTCCTTTGGCCTCTTGGACCTTCAGGATGTCTACCGGGTCGTGGACAACATCCACCTGACTTACCACCTGATGAACCGCTCGAACCAGTTCGACGCGGACACGAACCCCATTTTTATTGATGCGGATCTGGATGAACAAGACATTGACCGGCCCTTGCAGCCTGGGCAGCCCGTGGACCTGCAAAGTAAAGAGGGGCAGGAGCATCAGGCGAAGGTGCAGTTCCCCTCCGGCGGCAACGCGCTTCGGCCCGCAATGATGGAGTATGCGCGGGATTTGAAAGCGCAGGTGCTGGCCGCAGCCGGCAGCGTGGAAGTCAACCTCGCGGACATCAGCCACATGGGAAACATGACTCGCGCCGTGCTGACCCAGACGTATCTGCCGCTGCTGGAAATGACAGAAGAGAAGCGCAAATCGTGGGGGGAGAGCGGCCTGATCGCCTTCTTCTCACTTGTCGCAAAGGGTCTGAAGAACGCCGGGGCGCAGCTCGGCATCACAGGCGACGCCGATAGCTGCGCGGTGACGATCCAGTGGCCGGAACATTTTGAGTTGTCCGAAGATGAAAAGGCCGCGCGGACCGGGCGCATCCAGGAGCAGGAGCTGGCCGGCTACGTCACCCACGACCGGGCGATTGAGGAAATCGCGCCGATGGAAGGCCGCACGGACGTCGAGGCGCTGAAAGGCGAGCTGGCGGCGGAAGCCGCGGCGAAGGCAAAGCTGGCGGCCGCAACGCCGACCGCGACTGACCCAAGCGCCGCGCCGGGCGACCAGGACCCGAGCCTTGCCAACACGGAGATGGAAATCAAGGGCCTCGTGAAGATGGGTGGAGACAGCAGCAAATGAAAATTCTATCCGAAGGCGCAATTCCGATGCCGCCGCCGCTCTGGCCGATTGACTTTGGCTTTGAATGCTACCGCTGTCACTGCAAATTCGCCTTTGAGGAAGGCGACACCGTTCGGCAAGAGACGGAGCGCCGTCCGCACGGTAAAAGCACTCTCACGGTTTCCTGTCCCTGCTGCGACATCAGTTTGCAGGCGATCCGCCCAGATGGAAGCTGCCTTGCTACTTCCCAAGACACGTTCAGCTTAACAGCACCTGCGAGTTAACATCGCCTGCGAGCAACTAGCCCAATGCCTCCACAGCAGTACCAGCAGATCCTTCGGGACAGTCGCCGCGCTCAGCTTGCGGGCAACGCCGACGCCGTGCGCCGGCTGGAAGCGCTGCTGGCGCGAACTGCCGCAAATCTGGCCCGCGAGATACAGATGACCCCGCGCGGCCTGCTAGGGGAGCGCTACCGGCGTCAGCTTCTCGGTTCGCTGCACCGCGTTCTGGACGGAATGCGCGATGAGTACAAGGGCCTTCTGGATAGCGGCATCACCCAGGCGGCAACCGCAGCCGCAGCCCGCGAGCGGGAAATTCTCGCAGCGGCATATGCGGGCCGCTCCCAGTTTCGGGCCGACCAGGCGCTTGCTTTGTCGTCGGCGCAGGGAAGCGCCGCTGTTCAGTTCGGCACCGTCCCAAAGGTCGTCTTAAACCGCCTGTATGCCCGCGTATACCCGGACGGACTGCATCTCCCCGAGCGGCTTTATAACTTGGATTTGGAAGCGCGGCGGGTGATCGGTGACGAAGTGACCAAAGCCATTGCGACCGGAGCCAGCAGCCGCGCCCTGGCTGCCGCCATCGCGCCGCATCTCACCGCCGAAGGCGTGGGAGAAAATCCTAAAGACAACGTGCGCTACAAGGCGATGCGGATCGCCCGCACGGAAATCAATGTCGCCTACCGAGAAGGCACCGTCGCCAGCGCCACGAACCCTGATGGAACACTGAAAAGCTATATCAGCGCCGTTGGCTTTCGCCTGTCGGCGTCTCATCCGCGCATCTGCATCTGTGACCTGTACGCCGGTCAGGACAACGGCCTCGGAGCCGGAAACTACCTTCCCGAAGACGTGCCGACCGCGCCGCATCCGCACTGCCTGTGCTACCTCGTGACGATCCTCGCCGCGCTGCCGGACCAGCAGTTCATCGCCCTCGCGCCGCACCCAAACAAGGTGCCGGAGAGCCAACTTAAATACTACGGAGCCATCGTATGACCTTAGCTATAATCTTTGCGGCGACGCTTCTTGTGTGCCTTATCACTGCCAGGGTGCTGTGGAAGGAGCATCGGCAGAAGCAGCGCCGGCAGGTGGAGGAAATCCGCCGGCGGGCGCACCTGAAGATGGTCCAGTTCAACGATGCACGCATTGAGCGCACCCTGCTGATGAACCGTTCTGACCTCTTTTAACAATTTCGCATTTTAGCGATTTCGCAGCGGCTAATGACAAAGTGTATAGGCGAGGCCGGCGCACCCGCTGCGAACAACTCTCACACCCGCTGCGAACAACTCTCACACCCGCTGCGAACAACTCTCACACCCGCTGCGAACAACTCTCACACCCGCTGCGAACAACTCTCACACCCGCTGCGAACAACTCTCACACCCGCTGCGAACAACTCTCACACCCGCTGCGAACAACTCTCACACCCCACTCGGCGACGGAAGTTCAGTCGCAAATCACCCTACACCCAGTCTTTTAGACCTTAGGAGAATATCATGCCCGAAGAAATCGCCGGCACCACTGCCGAACCCGTTGCCACGACTCCTCCCGCTTCTGCTCCGCCCTCCACCGAACCAGCCGCACCTGCTCAAAGCAACGCCGAAAATGCAGTCCAGCGGCTGCTGAAGAAGGCGGAAAAAGAGCGGGATGATGCCCGCGCCGAGCTGCAGACGCGCAAAGACGCGGAACTGACGGAAACGGAGCGGCTGAAGAAAGAGCGGGACGACGCCCAGAAAGAGCGCGATGCGGCAAGGCTCGACGCCCTGCGAACGAAAGCCGGCGCAGGCCTGCCAGGCGAAGCTTTAGAGTTTCTGACCGGCACCGACGCGGAGACGCTCACGGCCCAGGCAACCAAGCTGGCGGGTCTTTACGGCAACAAGCCGGCAGAACCGGCCTCGCCGGTCCAGGCTGGCACCACAACCCGCCCCGGCACCACGCCTACGCCTTCCGTGCAGGAGCGCCTGGTCGCTGCCCAAAAGTCCGGCAACGTACTGGAGCAAATCCGCATCATGCGGAGCGACCAATTCAAAGACAAATAAGCCAAAGGTTGACGCCGGCGGCCATTCACATAATCACCCTCCCCTGACAGGGGAGGCTTTAGGAGCATTATTTTGGCTATTACGACAGTGATGACCGCCGGGTATCTCGGCCTTCTCTTCCAGCAGGTGAAGCGGCCGAACGCCGTGCTGAAGCTCGCCGGCCACTTCGCCGGCGCTTCGATGGGCGAGACGTTCGCCTACAAAGAAGCGACGTCGCGGGAATTCCCGGTCGGCGCGTTCTACGCGCTGCCTGCCCCGTCGCAGCCGTCCGTTCTGGAAGGCGCGAATGCCCCGGCCGCCACGAACCAGGTCTTGTCGCAGGCGACGAACGTCATCCAGCTCTTCCAGGAGACGGTCAGCGTGACCTACCTGGCGGAGTCGGACAAGACTATCAGCGGCGTCGTGCCGATCCCGCAGGGCGATGCCGGCGGCCAGAACCAGGTCCAGAACCCCCGCTCGATGGAGTTTCAGATCAGGGCCCGCTTGCAGAAAATCGCCCAGGACGCCAATTACAGCTTCCTGCAGGGCGTGTTCGCCAACCCGGCGAACCCCGCTGCCAATGCACTGGGAACGCGCGGCCTCCTGACCGCTGTGTCCTCGAACGTCAACGACGTGTCTGCTGGCGCGGCGCTGAACGCCCAGACTTACCGCGCGGCCATCGACGGGCTGCTGTCTCAGATGATTACCAAAAACGGCTATGGCATTGACGAAACCTTCGTCGTGTTCGCCGGGCCGACCGAGTTCATCAACATCGCCCATGCCTATGGCAATCTCGGGGTCGTGTACCTGCAGCCAGATCAGACGCTGGCCGGTCTTCAGACCCGTAAGTTGCTGTCCACCTTTGGCACCATGCTTCTGACGCTGGAGCCGGATATGCCGAACTCGCAGCTGCTCATCGCGAAGATGGACGAAGTCGGCATCGTCGGCCTGAACGTCCCCGGCAAGGGCGTCATCTTCGAGGAATCGCTGTATAAGCAGGGTTCGGCGGACCAGACGCAGATCTACAGCCAGATGGGCATTGACCACGGCCCGGAATACTACCACGGCCTCCTCAAGGTGCCGGCGGGGACCAGCATCCCGCTCTAAGCGGGCAGCCTCGACAGAGCCTGTAACAGGCTCTGTCTACCTTTGGGAGAACCTCATGCCCTACGTTATCAATCGCAAGTGGAGTAAGAACTGGGACATGACCACCGACACCCAGCTTGACCCGGTGCTCGATGTCAAGGCCGGGATGTATATCGCGGCGGCTCATGTGGACAGCAAGAAGGCGAAGATCTTCGGGAAGCACCCGGATTATCAGGTGCTGACGGACGACGAGTACCGAGATCTGACGACTGCTGCGGTCGAGGAAGGCCCCGAGCTGACCGAGCCGCTGACCGGGGAGCCACTGACCGATGCCGCGCTTGTCAAGAACCAGGCTGCCGGAAGTGTGCAGACCGAGGAAGAGAAGCAGCAGAACGGCCCCCCGGAGCCGCCGCCGTCCTCGTAGCGTTCGGCTCTGTCCTCTCGGGTTTCTGAAACAGTTATGCCCAACAACTACACAATCTGGCCGACCATAACCGATGTTCAGGACCGGCTCACGGCGGCGGGTGTGACGCTGCGCCTTCCGCCCGGCAACCGGACCGACGCCGTGACCCAGGCCGTGCTGGCGGAAGTGACCCGGCGGACCCAACGGCAGTTTGTCCCAGGCCCGCAAGGGGAGACGCGCTACTACGACGGCACGGGAACGCCCGAGCAGGAAGTGGACGAGATGACCCTGCTGTCCAGCGTGTCCGTCATCGGCCTGGACACGGCGGCGGGGTTTTTCCTAGATGATGCGGCGTTGACCTACGAGCAGGGCCGGCCCCAGACCCGGATTACCGTCGCCCGAGGCAGCGCCGCCGCGCTTGCCGGCATGGCGGCGCTGCCCTACCGCTGGCTGTTCCCGGCGGGCCGTCAAAACATCGCGGTCACCGGACAGTTCGGCTACGCGCCGACAATCCCGGCAGACCTGTGGGACGGGGCCTGCGGCGAAATGGCGCTGCGCCTCACCCGAGAAGCGATTTTCACCCCTGCCGGACGCCTGAACTTTGACAAAGCCGGCGATGAGGAGAAGCGCTTTGCCCTCTCGCCTGCCGAGGCAACCGGCTGGCATTCCCTCTTTGAGCAGATGGTCCGCCTTTACACGCGCCCCCAGGGGAGGCGGCTGCGGAACCTGCGAAACCGGATGGTGAGCTGATGCCCCTGAACTATGTGCTGGTGCGCGTCGTGCGCCTCGTGTTCGCCGTGTCCCCGACGTTTGGCCTGAGCGCACTTATCGAAGAGGATGTCCCTGGCTCCCCGTTTTCCGCCCGCGTCTACCGCGTCGCGCAGACGACCGTAACTCGCGACGATGATCAGTCTGGCACGGCCACGCTCGATGAGATGCAGCGGATGAGCATTCTCGACCCGGCCTGCCCAATCCAGGTCAATGACATCGCCTTCCTTCCCCGCGCGACCGGCACGTTCACCCGCGCCAAAGTGATGCGGCCTCGTCCTTACAGCGACCGCACCCAATATGATCTAGAAACAGGAGTCGAGTAATGGCCACTGGAGCCGAGGCAGTGCAAATGCGGCTGCTGCAGATTGAAGCCCAGATCCAAAACAACGCGAAGAGCGCGATGCAAGAGGTGATGACCGCTTTAGAAGGCTGGGCGAAAGCCGAGCATTCCTACACCAACCGCACAAGCAACACCACGAATAGCATCCAGGGAATCATTGAGGAAGCCAGTGCCCATCTCGTGCGCGGGGTGCTTTCTGCCGGAATGGAATACGACGTCTTCCTGGAACTAGCGAGGGACGGGGAATGGGCGTTCTTGTGGCCCGTCATTGAGCGACACAAAGACGACATCCTAAAGATCATCGAGGGCCGAATGAAGCTATGAGCCAAGAATTTATAAGCGAGGAACACCGAAAACTTGTGCCGATGATCGTGGACGCCGAGATGTTTCTGACAGTCCTGCGTGTGCTGGAAGCGGTTCTTGCCAACACACCCGGATGCAGCATGACCGAAGCAGACATCGCTGGCGTTAAGCGCAGCGTGGTCCGGGTGCCGCCGCAGATCCGCGACCTCAAAGTCGTGTCTCAAACCGCACGGTCCGAAGACGGATGCGATTATCTAGATATCGTGGTGGATGCACCGGAGAGCTGGAATAGCGTTCTTTGCGACGTCACAAGCGCTCCCCCTGAAAAATAACCATGTCCCAAGCCGTTAAAATCGCCGTGGTTGCCCAAATCGTTGGCGACACTCCGCCAGTGCCTGCTTTGCCACTTGCCCCGGTCATTGCCCTGCCGAAGCTGCTGACCACGCATCCCGCCGACCCCACAAAGCCCGCGCTGTTCAATGGCCGCAAAAGCGACTTCCCGCCGGTCTACGACTGCTTGACCTACCGGCTGACGCAGGCAACGCCAAACAAGAGCTTCCGGCCTGGCCTGGTGAGGCCCGGAACGCCAAGCGTCTACAAGCAGGGTGTGGAGGACTTCTATCTGGACTGCGAGGCGTGGACCCAGACGCCCGACAGCGGCCCGCTCGATGCCATCAATGCCCGGCTGGACGCCCTCTTCCACGAGCAGGCGTTCCCAACGACAGACGGACCCGTCTTTTACACCGAGCGCCTCCTGCGCGAAACTGACCTCTACGACAAGACACTCAAAGCCTGGTTTTCTCTAAGCCGCTACCGGCTCAGGCTGCAATATCAATCTTAACTTTCCAATCTTAACTTTTAGGAGACCAAGACATTGACAGAATCTCATATTTTCTCGACGGGCATTCTCCGCATCGGCGCTCCGGGAACCGGCGCTCTCGCGCAGGACGGCAGCACGACCATCGGCGTCATTCAGGACGTTACTCTGGACACTACGTACAGCCGGCACGACCTGTTCGACGCCGCCGTCAACTCTGTCTTTGCGGTGGACACCGCCGATCACGAGGGCAAGTTCAAGCTGAAGTTCACCACCAAAGACATCAGCCGGAAGCTACTGGCATACACCACAGGCGCGGCGCATACGGTCAATGCCGCGGCTGCCGGCCCCCCGGCTGTCCCGGCTCAGGACGTCTACGCCATCGGCGGCAAGTCGGTTCCTCAGTTCTGCCGCCTGGAGTATGACGGGGTGGACACAAGCGGCAAGAACGTCCAAATCGTCATCCCGACGGGCAAGCCGACAGGCCAGAGCATTGCCAGCAAGGTGACTGACTTCGCCGACACTCCCATCGAGGTCGACGCTTACGGACTGCCTTCCAACAACTATCTGGTGGCAACCGTCTCCATCGATCAGTGATTATAAATCGATCAGTAATTCCGCGTGTCAGGAGTGACCAATGGCACAGCATTTGAACTGGCAGTGGGTCGCTCCTGCAGGCCCGGCCCCAAACAGCTACAACCTCTATAAAGGCATGGCACCTGGGGCCGAAGTTCTCTACAAAACGGCGCAGCCGGGCCTGAGCTTCAGCGACCCCGAGGCGACGCCCGGCTCCACTTATTTCGGCTATGTGACCGCCGTCTACGCCGGAGTCGAAAGCGGCCCGAGCAACGAGTTCTCCGTCACCGTGCCGGCATCCTCCGCTGGCCCAGGAAACCTTATGAGCGAAACACATATTTTCAGTACCGGCATCCTCACGGCCCAGATCGGAGCCGGCCCGCCTGTCACCTTTGGGGTGCTTCAGGACGTGTCGTTCGGCGCGAGCTTCAGCCGGCACGATCTGTTTGATGCGGTCATCAACAGCGCCCATGCCGTCGATACCGCCGATCACGAGGGAAAGTGGACCATCAAGGCCGGCAACGCCGCGATCTCCGGCGCGGCGATGCAAATGCTGATTGCTTCGGCGCTTACGACTGCCTCCGCGCCGGTGGTGCCCGCCGGAGCGCTGGGGCCGGGCGTTCCCGTTTCTCTCAACACGCTGTCCGGCAAGATCGCCTTCCCGCTGCTCACAGTCACGCTGACCCTGCAGGACACCAATGGCCATCCGGTCACCGTCTACGCCACCCGCGCCAAAGCGATGGGAGACCAGGTGACCCTGAAGCTGACCGACTTCGCCATGCAGAACTTCGAGCTGCATTGCTACCCTGATCCCGCTTTCCCTGATCCTGCGACGGGAAACCGCGTCGCCGTCATCACCTTCGGCAACTAAATTTGAGAAACATTATGAGCAAAATCTACGAGAAAAATGAACTGAGCGAGGCCCTCGGGCTGGGCCGGGACCTGCGGCTTGGCGAGCAGACGCTGCACCTAGATCCGCTGGACTTCGCGGACCTGGCAGACCTCGAAGAGGCGATGACGGCCGAGCCGCGCAGTGCCCAGGAAGAGGCCGTCATTGAAGCGCTTCGGGCTTCTAAAGCGCCCGGTGCCGAGGAATACCGAAATCCGCTGTCTCGCCTGCGTCCGTTCAGCCTGGCGCACCAGCTCATTTTGATGCATCTTTGCCTGCGAAAAAGCCGGCCCGGCATCACGCGGGCACAGACCGCCGCTCTGATCAGCGCCCGGCAGTTCCAGAAGCCGGAAACGACGGAATTTCTCTCCGAGATGCTGCTGATCTCGGGTGTGATGGGCGGCAGCGAGGACGCGGAAACTAGGGAGCCGGAAGCGGCAGATCCTGAAGGCGACCCGACCCCAAAAAAATCCCGGACCAGGCGGGCGAGTACAAGCGACTGATCGCCTTCCTGGTCATTCGCCTTGGGAAATCCTTTGAAGAAGTGCGCCGCATGACGATCCCGCAGGCTCGCCTCCTCCAAAAGCATTTTGCCGACAACGACGGGCAACTAGGCGCAGCTCGCCTGATCGTGGAAAGCATCGTAGACATCGCCGTCGCCGGCGGCCTGATCAAGCGGGCTGAAAAACCTTTTCCTGCCTCCCGACGGCCTGACACCGATGCCGCCGCGGCTCTCGTGCCCGACACGCTCATCCCCGAGCTGCGAACTCTCGTGGAAGCACAGCTCCGCACTGAAGGCTGGCAGCCCCCAAAGGCTGGCAGCCCCCAAACGAGTGATTTTTCATAAAGTAGTTTTCTATGTCTGACACCGTCGACCTTGGAACAATCAGCGCCTCAGTTGAGCTGAAGCTCGCGGGACTGCAAGCCGGGGTCGGCAAAGCCTCTGGTCTCATCAGCGGCCTCGCCGCCGCCGCTGAGCAGCAGGCGGCCCGGATCAAAAAAAGTATGGACGCGGCGGCGGCCAGCGTGTCGGCATTCGAGGGTAAAGCCGAAAAGCTCGCCGCAAGCACTGCCGGGCAGCGCATCGCCGGTTCTATGACGCTGGCGGGCGCGGGCGTTGCGGCAGGCTTTGGTCTTGCGATCAAGGCAGCGTCCGACTTCGATGCCACCATCAATCATGTAGCGAACAACACGACCATGAAGGCCGGCGAGATCGACGTCATGCGGACGACGATCCTGCGGCTCAGCAAGGAAAGCGGCGCGGCGCTCGACGACCTGGCGGACGGATGGATGCACGTCAGCAACTTCGGCTTCCAGGCGGCCGAGAACATGGTGATCCTGCGGGAAGCCATGAAAAGCGCCGTCTCCACCGGCGGCAAAGTGGGCGCGACCGCAGACATTCTCGCCAAGTCTCTCCACGAGTTTGGGATGGGTGCAAGCATGGCCAGCAAAGCCATGAACGTCATGCACCTGGCCGCTGCCGAAGGGAACATGACCCTTGAGCAGTTCGACGCCGTCGCCGGGCCTGCGTTCTCGGCAGCCGCAGCCCTAGGAGCTGGCTTCACCGAGACGGCAGCGGCGATCTCCGCGCTGACCCGGCACGGCTACGATGCCGCTGAAGCCGTCACACAGGTCAAAGACGTCTTCTCGCACCTTATCCAGGGGAGCAAATCGACAAAAGAAGAACTGGCCCGGCTGTCTGCCGTCACCGGCATCAATCTGACGCAGGATTTCACCGCCGCAGGCCTGAAGGCGCGGGGGCTGTACGGCGTCTTCCTGGACCTTGCGATGGCGACGCGCGGCCATGCCGACGAAGTCTACAAGCTAATCCCCGCGATGCGCGGCGGCCAGGGCGCAATGGTGCTGGCCTCCACCGGCGCGGCGGACTACAAAAACGTCCTGCTGGATATGAATCAGGCCGTCGCCGGCAAGCTGGATCCTTCCACGCAGGATTACAACCGGACGCTCGGCACGACCAAAAACAAAGCGCAGCGGGCGCGGGCGGAGTTTGAGCAGCTTAAGATCAATCTCGGCGAGGACCTGATCCCGGCCTTCAATGACGGAGCGACGGCAGCCACCAAGTTTCTGGACCAGCTCAACGCCATGCCGGATGCCAAGCGCAAGTCGGTCGAGTCGTTTGTCGCCATCGCCGGCGCAATCTCCCTGGTGACCGGCGGCCTGATGAGTGCGCTGAAGTTCGCAGCGGAGCTGAAAATCGCGCTCGCCGGTGCGGGCTGGCTCAGCGGAGCAGGGGCGGGAGGAGGCCTTCTAGGAAGCGCTGGCCTCGCGGGCCTTGCCGGACGCATGGGCCTGATGAGCGGAGGCCTCGGATACGGCGGGGTCAGTGGCACCGCCGGACTCGGCGGCAACCTGCTCGGCGGTGCGGTACTTGCCGCTCCGGCCATTTTTGGCGGCTACATGGCCAACAAGATCATGGGAGCGCAGAACGACGGCTACAACGCCGAGCAGCGCGGCAACGGGGCTGCTGACCTCTCGCCCTATGTAGACCGTGTTGCCGCGCTCCGCAAACAGGAAAAAGCGGCTCCAAACGATCCCAAGATCAAAGGAGAGCTTGCAGAAGCCCTTGCGGCCCTGCGCCAGATGTCTGGGGCCAATAGCCGTGTCCGTCAGGCTGCTGCCGGGAACAGCCTGACGGAAGCAATGGCCAAGCACATCGGCCAGGCGACTGGCGTTCAGTGCGGGCAGGCCGTCTCGAACGCCTTAAAAGTCAATGGGATTTCCGTGGCGGTGTCGAGGCTCGCACAGGCGGCTATTAAGAACAACGCACTCGTGAAGCTGGACGGTGCCGGACATCTGCCGCCGGGAACCGTCGTCTTTTTCCCCGGCAAGCAAGGCACCAAGAACATCGGAACCGACCCAACCGAGCATTTCGGCATGATGGGCGGCATTTCGCCGACAGGCTTTCAGCCCGTGCTGGAGTCCACAACGGCAGGGGGGCATGGCCGTCACTACCGGGGGGACCGGGGCCTAGCACAAGTTGCCGCCGGACACGGCGGTCAGTATTATGCCTTCGATGCGCCGGCCAACCGCAAAGCGGCCGATGGCCTTCCAGGCGTCAACCGGATGCACGGACCCGCCCCGCTGACGGATGCTCAGAAAGAAAAGATCAAAGACCAGTCCACGCTCCTGCAGGACGAGAAGGACCAGCTCTACGAGGCAACGCACAAAGATTTCGACAATCGCCGCTACAACGCGAAGCGCGGCCTTGAGAAGGCCGATAGTGATCCTGCTGCGACGGGTGACAGCAAGGCCATCGCCCAAAAGACCTACCAAGCCTCCCTCGCACAGATCGCCAAAGACGAGGCGGCCGCGCAAAAAGAAAACAACGCCAAGCTCGCGCAGCTTCTGGAGGAAAAGAAGCAGAAACAGGAGCAGGCCTGGGCCGAGGAATACAAGGCCGGCACAATCACGGCCAATCAGTATCAGTATCTCCTGGACACGCGCCTGGCGCATTATGCCAAATTCAGCGACCGCTGGGCGGAAATCAACCAGAAGCTGGCCGGGGTCAAGGGTCAGCGGCAGGACGCTCTAGACGCACAGGCAGCCGGGGCCGCAGCCGGCCACAAGCGCGGCCATGAGATGGGGGACCTGAGCCTGGACATGCAAGACAGCATTGATGCCGTCAGCGAAGACCCGATCGAGTACGAGTTCAACAAAAAGCGTGGGGGAGCAGATAAGCGGTATCGGGAGCGGCAGGAGGCCATTCAGGCAAAGACGGGCCTCGGGCCGGACGAGATCGGACCGGCGCTGCAAGGCACCCCAACCACCGGACCAGCCAGCCCGACATCCTTATATACTCAGGCCGCGCAGGAACATAAGGTCGCGCTGGCTCAGATTCAGGCTGACGAAGACAAAGCCATTGCCGAAAAAGCGCAATCCGACAAAGACAAAGCGGATCGGGCGATAGAAGAGTCAAGCCGCGCCGCCGAGAAGCTGCGCCAGGAGGCCGAGGAAACCACGCGCTTTGAGTACGAACAGGGCATGATTAGCCTAGCGGACTACCAGAAAATTCTAAAAGCCAAGCTGGGTGCGCTGGAAGCGGCCAACCAGAAGTGGGTTAATGCCGACCACACTATCTTGAACCCCGATTGGATGAAGGCGAAAGCCGACTATGACAGCTCCCTCGGACTAAAGAAGCAAAAGCCGGGTGCAGACCCGTTCTCGTTTCTCGGGGACGGCATGAAGACGGACGTCGGCAAAGGGCTTGAGGATGCTCTGGATGGTCAGGGAAAGAAGCTGCATTCGCTGAAGGCGGAAGTCAAAAGCTGGGAAGATGCGGCAATCAAAGCCATCAAGCACGTCGCAGTCATGTGGGCGATGTCCTCCATGTTCGGCAGCAAATTCGGCGGCGGGTTTAACTTCGGCGGCTCCGGCAAGAAAGACGGGTCGGATGCAGCCGGCCTCGCGCTGGGTGCTCTCGGGAGTAATTCTTTAGGTGGCAAGTCGGCCGGCAGCGGCTTGACTGTTCCGGGTGTGCATTTTCTCGGCGGCGGAGCCGGGCATGGCCTGAGCGGAAACCTGCTTAGGGCGCTTCCTCAAATCGGGATGCTCGGCGGCTTAGCTGGGGTTCATGGCATCAATGGACCAGTCGGCGGCAAAACGAGCGGACTGGGCGGGGCGATGGACATCGCAAGCCTTGCGGCCAGCTTCCTGCCCGGCGGAGGCCTGCTGGCAAAGTCCCTGAAGGGGGGCGGACTGCTCGGCGGGATCGGCAAGCTCTTCCACTTCGCCAGCGGCGGCATTGTGCCGGGCGTCGGCTTCCACGACTCGGTTCACGCCGTCCTGACGCCCGGCGAGCGTGTCCTGACGAAAGAGCAGCAGGGAATGGGCGGCGGACACTCCATCGTCATCAACCATCACGGCGACAACAATAACGCCGGCGACGTGGAGCAGATGCACGAGGGCTGGTCCTGGCAGATCGCCCAGCAGCTCGCCACCGCCGTTCCCGGAAACTAAGACCCAAGCTAAGAAACTATGGCATATTTAGTACAGTTTGGGAGCTTCGTATTCCCGCCTGGCTTCGCTCCGATGACGCAGGACTCGCCGCGCGACATCGCCGAGCAGGAGCGGCCCCGCGCGGCGGGTGCCATCGTGCAGGTTGCGCGGCATCAGTCGCGCCGGCTGAGCATCGAGGGTGCGGCGATGGGCTTTGGCGGCGGACAGACGGCCATCCAAGCCGCCGAGGACGCCATTCGAGGCGCTTGCGAAAGCTCAGGGTCTGTGCAGACCTTGTATTTCGGGCGCAGCGACCGCTACATCAACGCGCAGCATGTCGGGGTCTCGGAAAGCTACAAACAGGGGGACAGCTCCGCCTACGGGGTCAACCACCGGCTGGTCCTGTCGTTTGTCGCCGGCGATCCGTTCTTCTACGACGCCGCCGGTCCGGCGAACGCCCCTGGCCTGACCAGCGCCGGGGGCACCGTCACGCCCGGCGGCAATGCGCCGGCGTTTGCCGCCTGGACAATCAGCGTCACGACAGGGGCGACTGGGCCGATTGTGCTGACCAACACTAGCACCGGCGAAATTGCTACCCTCGGCACCGCATTGACAGTTTGGGGCAACGGCGACCAGGTCGTGCTGACCCGGCAAACCGGCGTCTACACCGCCCTGAAAAACGGGATCGCCGTGCCGGGCCTGCTGCTTGGCCTCATCCCGCGCCTTGCGGTGGGGGCGAACGTCGTCACCCTTGCGGCCAGTGGCGGCATCGTGCTGGGACCGCTGAAATGTACCTACACCGCCCGCTGGCAATCCTAAAGTCTACGCTTCGGACGCCGAAGCGCAGATCAGAACGGCTTGCGAAGTTCAGCGTCAACTCGCTTCTGTTGCTCCTCAAAATCGCGGCGCATTTCTTCCGACTTAGTAGCCATAGCGGTATGTTCGCGTTGACGCTGCCGCCACTGCCAAGACCACCGGGCGATGAGCACACTAACGACCAGCGAAGCAAGCCCGAAAAACAGCACGACTGCGCCAAGCGCGAGTTTTATCATCTCGTTCATGCCTTTATTCTACCATCTCGTTCATGCCTTTATTCTACCATGACCCTTGTACCCGAAGCCTACCTGCAGTTCCGCGACGGCCAGACCTACCAGCCGAAGCAGATTGATCCCGGCAGCGTCACCAAGATCGCCTGGACGTATCAGGAGCAAGGGGGCCTCGCGCAGATCTCAGCGACGTTCGCCGTTCTTTGGGAAGACACCGGGATCGCCCCTGGGGACTACATGGAAGCCTGGGTGGTGGGGGAGAGCGTTCCACGCGCCCGCGGCATCGTGTCCACGCCCGAGCGCAAGATGGAGATGAAGGAGACCAAGACGCTCCTGGCCTTCGGGCGCATGGCCGACATGGACACGGTGCTGGATTACAAGGTCATCTACCACCCGTCCGGCGCGTCTCAGGACTTGTCGCTGTATGCCGGCGAGCTGCTTTCGGATTATCAGCAAAGAAAAGCGGTCGGCAGTGCAGTGGCCCCGCCCCTCGACATCGATGTGCAGCTCATCGGCGCGAACATGGAAAGCCTGACGCTGTCGCCTGGCTCCGTGCGTTCGGGAATGGATCAGCTTTATGCCCAGGCCGGCGGCGCGGTGGTGTGGGGCTGGGACATCCACCCTGTTACCGGCAATGACCGCTTCTACCTGCGCCTCCGCACGAGCGTCGTTGGCTATCAATGGTTTGTCGGCGACAAGGTGAGGCTGATCAACGCGCCTGCGGAGCTGGTGCCGGTCAAGAACGCCTTCTACCTCAAAGGCGGACCGGCCAAGTATCCGAACCTTGTCACCAACGCGAGCTTTGAGCAGCCGGTGAACCCAAGCGCCGACTCCGGCTCCGTGCTGCAAAATGGCAGTTTCGAGTTTTCTAACCCGAACCACTCAGCCAATGCCGGCGGCGAGGGCGACTGCCTCGGCTGGAACATGAACGGCAGCATTACGCGCAACCAGCACGATCCCGGCACAAACCACAATGCCTCGGCGCATACGGGCGAGTGGTATCTGCTCCTGGACAACACCGGCAAAAACGCGGCGCAGGACGTGTCGGTGCAAACCGGAAGCCCCTACATCTTGACGGCGTTCGCTCGCGCCGAAAATGCCAGCCATTTGCCGGCGGGAGCCATTACCGTCACGGGCCGGGACAGCGGCGGGAACCTCACAGAAACGCCGGTCGGCGCGGTCCTCGCCCTGGCTCCGCAGGGCGTCGCCTGGACCGGCGGCGCGGCAAGCTCCGTCATCGGCAGTGACGCGCTGCAAACGAGCCTGGTCTTTACCAATCCCGCGACGGTAAAAGCGCGGATCACCATTTCCTGCACCAATTCGGCGGGAGGCGGCTACGGCCTCTGCGTGGACGATGTGGCTTTTGGGGGGGCTGGCAGCGTGGGCCAGTACGGCTGGGGGACGCATTACCAAAACCCCGGCAACCCGGCGAACAACTTCAACTGGATTCTCTGGGCCTGCAAAGCGGCGGCGTGGGAAGGGGCGTATGGCGTCCGCATCTCCGTCACTGCTGACCACGGCGACCGGCCCGCGCTTGCTATCGCCGGCCAGGACAACAGCGGAGACAGCCGGTTCCACTTCAAGCCGGCCCCGCAGCAGGAGCTTCAGGTGGGCTTCTTCGCGCGGATGTCGCCGGGGCTAAATAGCGCGGACGGGTCGCTCGCGGCCGAGTACCGGGAATGGGCGGGCGACGGCCACGAGACGCAGTTCCAGAGCCAGAACCTAAACGGCCAGATCAGCAACGTGCCGAACGACGGGCAGTGGCACCTGGTCGTGCTGACTGTCCAGGCGCACGGCGACGCTTCCACGGCAACCCTTCAGTGTACGTTCGGAGCATCCGGCGTCTATGACCTAGACGGTTTCTTCGCCATTGACGCCGCGCATCCGATTGTGCAGGCGCAGGATCCGCAGACCGCGAACTACCTGCGCGGCGCGGACTTCGAGCGCTACGTCACCGCCGAAGCCGTCTGCACGAGCGGCTCGCCGGCGGACCAGGCCGCCGCCGCTTCCTATCAAACATGGGGGCGGCGCGAGGGGGAGCTGACCAACGACCAGATCACCGACTGGACGCCGGATGCGATTTCCTACCTGCAGGCGACCTTTCAGCGCGTGGCGGTTCTGCTGCAGCGGCCGCGCGTCGAGCTGATCGGTGAGTGGGCGCTGAAGCCGCTTCCCGGCGACGGCTCCCAGGTGCAGATCAGCGGAACTCTCGCCGATCTTGCCGCGCAGTGGTGTTCCCAGGCCAGCTATGTTTTTGAGAAAGCCTGCCTGAACATTGCGATGGACCTGTCCAATATGCGCCCCACCGTGTCTAAGATGCTCAAGGCGGCGAGCGGCGGGGGCGGCAGCGCGGGAAGCAGCGTCGGCGCTCCTACGGGCGGCGGGCAGACGGGAGCCACCACAGCGGCACTCGGGCTACGCTTGCAGAAGGACAACTTCGCGGTGGGTTCCAATCCGTCAAGCACCGGCAGCGGCCCCTACACGCTGTCACAGACGCCGTCCGGAGCGCTCACGATGCTCTTTGAGGGGCCACAGCTCGCTTCGCCGACAGATTACACTATCGCCACAACGCAGCTCACGTTCGCGGCAGGCGTAGACATGACCCAGTTCAGCACAATCACTCTTCTCTATTCCTACTGATCTTCATTCCTACTAACGCTATGAAAAACTTCCGCTCCACACCACTCGCTGCTGTTTTGACGTCGCTGGCTGTACCCGCGCTGTTTTCGAGTGCGGCTTTCGCACAGTCCCAGCTTGACGGGCGGCGCATCGTGCCGGCGAGTTTGCCGGTCAGCAAAATCAATGCGACGGGAACAGCCAGCAGCACGACCTATCTGCGGGGGGATGGCGCATGGCAGGCACCGGCTGCGGTCAGCGATCACAAGATCATCCTCAGCAGCGGGGACACCTCGCCGGACGTCTTAGACAACAAGCTCGGCGTCAGCGGCATCCTCACGATTGGCGACAGTGGCGGAGTGCGGATCATCGGCATGGGCGCGGCGGCGGCAGGCGTGAGCGGGTACCTGCTGGGGTCGGACTTTAACACGTTCAGCGGCAAGGAGCCGTCTTTAGGATTGCCGTCCACAAGCGGCTATGTGCTGTCTTCCACGGCGGCAGGGGTTCGGTCGTGGATTGCCCCGCAGAGCGGCCCAGCGGGGCCGGCTGGAGCCACCGGAGCGGCGGGCACGAACGGAACGAACGGCGCAGCCGCCTCCGTCAGCGTCGGCACCACCACGACGGGCGCAGCGGGAAGCGCGGCCAGCGTCACCAACAGCGGCACAAGCAACGCCGCCCTCCTGAATTTTACCATTCCCGCAGGACCGGCGGGGACCGGCGGATCGGGAGGCGGGGTCAACGTCGTCAGCACCCTGCCGGCACCGTCCAGCAGCACCGACAACAACTATTATCTGCTGAGGCTGACCAGTCAAAAAGATATTCTATACATCGGTGCTCACAATCAAAGTGGGGGCAGCCGCCTGGCGCAGATTATCTTGGCCTACGCCCTGAACAAAACACAGCCGAGTGGCTACACCCCACCGCTGGAGCAGTGGCTGTGTAATGATGGCAGCGGCAACAAGGTTCATGCTTCGGTAACGACGCCGACGGATGACCTGACGGCCTCTGTAACCGGAGACTTCGGCTCAGACACCAACGGCAGCTACTATGCGCCGGGAAATAACTCTTATGCCAGCGGCTCAGCGGCTTCAGCAGCTTTGACTGGCACCGGAGATTTTTCGGTTGAAGTCGTCGTTCTGACCGGGGCGAATCCAACGAACAAGTTCATCAGCTCTCAGGGCCAGAACACCGGCGCGAACACAGGGATTGTGTACGAGTTCGGCATAAGCAGCAGCAGCACGGCTCGTTTTGGGATATCCACCGCTAGCACAAACGTCAACCTGCAGATCGGAGCCATTGCGGCGAACACTCTCTATCATCTGGTCGGAACCTATGTGAGCAGTTCGCAGACCATGACACTTTACGTCAACGGCGTAAGCGCCGGGTCTATGTCGCTCGGCGGCGTTCGCACTAACCCGACCGGGACTGTCACCAATATCGGGACCGGCGACGGACGCGGCACTTCCACGAACGAATGGGATGGCAAGATCTATGCAGTAAGCCTTTACAATCGCGCTCTGCCGGCTTCTGAGGTCAACGCTCGGTACAACAATTTGTAGCGCGGTGGAACAGGAACCCGCGCAACCGGCTTGGCGCGGGCGCGTGGGCGATTTCTGTGTCTTCGGCAGCGACTACGAACTCACGCACGAGTTCGAGTCCATAGGAGGCCGCATGGCGGCACAAATTGCTCCGGTTGATACTCCACGAAAGCCAAGCACTACCATAAGCCCTCTGCGAGTAGAAGAAGTCCGCCGCGTCGTCATGTGTTGGCAGGCGCGTAATCAGCAGGTAGCAACTGGTGCAGGAGGTAAGACGCTTCATCTCCTCCGGCCAGTCGCGCGTGTACTGAAACGACCCGCTGGCGATTACAAGGTCAAAGCGCTCCGCCGCGAACGAGTCATCCGAGAAGAAGCGGGCAGACGGACTCAGACGTTGCCCCGCCTCAGCGAGAAGCGGAACGTCTTTGCAGGCGTAGTCTACTATGACGCCTGGAACCGCTGCCTCCGCAATGAACCGGTAGTAACCAATCGCGCCGCCCCAGTCGAGCATAGACAGCCGGGACCGGCCTTGTGCAGCCAGAGACACGGCATACGCATAGGTCAGCGCTAAGAGGTTGGCGTCCACCGAATCTGCCGCCAGCATCCGGCCAAATGGCGCGGCGGCTCCCGAGACAGTCATCATTTCCGGCCAGACCGCCATGTAATGATCTAAGACCGACTGCACGTTCCAGCCGGGGAACCGGGCATCGTCCCAGCCGCCCGGTTGATAGCGTAGCGGCTCGGTAGACTGAGAATGGGTGCGGGACAGGCGGCGCGTAATGACCGGCGGCAGCCAGTCGCGCAGCACGTTTTTTAAGACATGTTTCATAGAGGAAGTATAACATGAACGTCAACTCCGGTCAAACATTCACTATCGCACAGTTCGAGCTGCTTACAGATAACATCGCCCGCTCATTCAACTGGTACGTTCAGGACAACAACATCGCGCCGAATGCAAGCGACCCGAACTCAGCGACGGCCAGCAGCCTCGCGCCGGATGGGTGGAATGTCGCCTACGACATTCCATCATCCGCCTTTACCGTGACGGTCAGCAGCAATTCAGCCTATCAGGGACGGAGTTTTCACGTGGGGTTTCGAGACGGCGCAGTCCCTAGCAACAACTACTGGATCAGCTTGGACTTCAGCGTCGCCACCGCACCCGCACTCGCGCCGCCTCGCAACCTGACCATTGTGGTCGCTTATTGACCGCAACCCCGCAGATCGCCGCCGGCATCCCGTCCATCCACCTGGCCGGCTTCTCGCAACTTTCTCAAAACAGCTCCATGAAAAAGAAATGCCTCTCGCCAGCCCTGACCGGCTGGCTTTTTTCACTTTGGCACTGGCCGTCCCCGGAAACCACTGAATGGTTCTGCCTGCGGGCGGCGCTTTGGTGGGTCATCCAGCTCGCGCCCTGCCTGCACCTGTTCGCGGTCAACACGCAGTTCGACGGCCTCGCCCGCTATGGAGGCGAAGGGCGCTGGCAGATCGTCATGGCGCTGATGCTGCTCGGCCAAGTCCTCGCCGTCTGCCTCGGCCGCGTCTGGATGCGCGTTTCGTTTCTCGTCGCCTTTGCTGCCTGCTGGGGGTTCTTCGCCGGCATGTTCTGGGCCAGCTCGCCGCATCTTTACGGCCTCGCCCGGAACACCGGCGTCGGCGTCTACATCAGCCTGTCCGTGGACTGCCTATTCGTCGCCGGCCACCTGGTCTACCGCTGGCTGATCGACCACTGGACCCGGCAAGAGAAAAGCCGGGAAGAGAAGATTCGGGAAGAGAAGATTCGGGGGGGGAGCCGCCCATGCCCCTTGTAGCCGGCCTACTCGGCGCCGCCGCCGTCGTCATCGCTGCGCTGCTTGGACTGGTGGGCGTTTTGTGGGCGGCAAGCCGCAATTACAAGATCGGAAGCCGGACGGCCGGAACGCAGGAGACGGCGGCGGAGACGGCTCGCATCACCCAGCTCGTGGCCGAGAACAAAGATGCGCGGCTGGAAGTGTCCGCCCAGTGGGAAGCCAATCAAAAGCTGCGGCAGTCCATCGAACTTGCAGACGCGCAGCATGAATCGGAATGCCAGGCGTGGGCCGCCAAAGAGAAGTCGCTCCTAGCGAAGATCGGCGGGCTGCTGGGCGAGAACGCCAAATTGGCCGGCAAGCAGGGCCAGGAAGTCGCCGACCTGACGGCAAAGCTGGATCAGGTCAGCGCGGAAGCAGGCGTCGCGCTGCGGGCGCAGGAGAGGGCCGAAGGGGGACTTCAGCAGGCCCGGCGCACCATCTCGCAGTTTTCCCCCGACTCACAGATTTCCCCCGGCAACCACCCCGAAGAACATCTAGATCCTCAAACTTAACCACCTGAAACATCAACTCTTGAAACATCAACTCTCGAAAGGAATAACGATATGAGTTACGATTTCCTCGGCCAATTCTTTGGCAAAGTTCGCCGACGCAAGATCGAGGCGGCGGCGCAGCAGGTGCTGCTGGGCGGAGCGAGGCCCGTCGCCATCGACTACGGCGTCCTCGGCACACGGCTCGTGGTCGGCGCGACGATGGCGCTATTGAACGCCACGCTGAACCACTCCCTGCCGGGCACCGCCGGCGGCATCCTGACAGTCGCCGGCATTGGCCTCACGGCAGCGCTGCCGGCCGGCCTGAAGACTTCCGGCCTCCTCACGGCACTGTCCCCGAACACGCTCTCTGCTGTGCAAGGGTTGACCCAGGGCCTCAGCAGCGCTCTGGCCGCGCCCGCCAATAAGAAGAAGGCCGCGTTCCAAAAATCAATTCAAGAATCAATTCAGGCCACCGTCGCCACTGAGGTGCAGGCCGCGCTGAACAAAACGAGCATGAGCGGCTATACCTCCGCCGAGCTTGGGCAGAAAGTGCCGGACGGCCCGAATGCCGCGCCACAGGCTGCAAGCGCCCCTGTGCCCGCCGCAGGCAGTGAAACAGCCATTTCTAATCAAGCGGCTATTTCTACGCCGAGCGTGGATGCCATTGCTCAGACTGGAGGCAACCAGTAATGACAACCAACCAGTTCACAAAAGCCACCGAGGGCGATCTTGTCGGCGACCCGACTGTTGCCGTTGATGTCCCGTACCTGCTGAGGCTCATGGCGCTGTGCGTCGCGGCCGTCGTCCGCTACCTGATGGGCGGCAAAGCCCGCGATCTGGACGCCGTGCCGCTCGACGTGTCCGCGATTGACTGCTCCGGCTTTGCCCGGTGGCTGCTGTATCACGCGACGCGCGGCCAGCTTCTGTTGCCGGACGGCTCGTGCATCCAGGACCACGCATTATTTCTGGACCAGTTCAAGTCCACCGACCCGGCGAACTGCGCCCTGCATGACGGCCATGTCCGCGTGTGCATTCACCTCGCCGATGACAAAGATGGGACCGGTCATATCTGGATCGTCCTCAACGGTGTGACGTATGAATCGCACGGCGGGCGTGGCGTCAGTTCGCGGCCGTGGAACGTCATGCTCAGCTCCGGCTACACGCTGCACGAGCTGGCAACCCACTGCTACGTTCTCTGCTAAAATTCCCGCTAAATTTAGCTGGTACGACTTCCGTGTCATGCCAGACGGCAAAATGGCCCCAGAGGCTCCTACGCGCTTCTGGGGCCGTTTTTGTTTGCGGGTCCGCACTCTGGTATTTGGAATTCTGGTATTTGGAATTGTGGGATGTCAAACGTGAGCGGGCGGACCCGCCGCCCGGAGTCGAACTCGCGGCACAGCTTCCGGGCCGGTGCCGGCAGCGGATAGCAAAGCGGCAGAAGACTGTCTCCGGTCCAGACCGCGATGTCGTGCCGGCTAGACAGCAGATCGCCGAGCGGTATGCCATGCGCCACCAGCAGCGCTTCGGCAGACCGCCGTGCGGCCAGCGCGACCGGCGAGCGCACCGTACTCCTCTGGAAGCCTTCTTGCAGGTCTTGCGCGGTCACCTCGACCGTCAGCACCGCCGTAAGCCAGCCGGGCAGGGCACTTGCCTTCACCCGTTTTGCACCAGATGAGACCGAGTCTTGATCCCGCTGCTGCTGCAGGGCCTGCTGACGCCTCAAATCCATTGCACATCCGGGCGAACAGGTCAGGCCATCGCTGTATTTCAGGCTAGTGACGGTTCCCCAGCAGACAAAGCACGGCATCGCGCCGGCGACGGTCGGGGCTTTTGGCATCGGACCAGCTTTTGGCATCGGACCAGCTTTAGCCACCGAGCACGTCTCCCGTCTTCGGAAACTTCTTCTGCGCCTGGGAATTGCGGCGTTCTGCCTCAGCCTCAGCGAACGCTTTGTCATGGATGGCGATGGACAGTGCGGAACTTGGTATATAGGGTTCATCTAAGTCCTCTGGCGGCCAGCCCTCCTGAAACACGCCCATCCGGTTCCAGTAGCCGACGCGCTTGTCTTCTTCCGCAAACTCTTCTGCCGCTGTCATTCCCTAGTCTCCTTTACTTCCCCACATACTTTACTTCCCCACATACTCCTGCTCAGGGTCCCCGTCCGGCCTGCGCCGTCCGCTGGGCTGATGACGGGTCCACCGGCTTGGCTCCGCGTCTCGGTCCGGCTCCCAGTGCGCCATGGCCACCACGGCGGCAACCGGAATCATCTCCATGGGCGCATCCTTTCAAGAAGAATACCGGCAGCGCCGTTTCGGACTTCCAATTTTGCGGGAAAGTGCTGTGCGCTGCCGGCTCAGGGTCATTCGTTACGGATTGGCCGCCCCGCTTGCCGGCGCGTTGAGTGCCGCCGTCGCGTCCTTGAACTGCTGCACCAGCGCATCCGGCACGACCGCGTTCTGCAGGTCGGCAATTTGCTTGGTGTCGGTAGTAATGATCTGCTGGTCCGCCGCCAGCTTTGCGTGAACGGCGGACTGGTAATTGTTCACTTCCGTCGTAAGCTCATCAATGGATGCCATTTGTTGTTTTTCTCTTTCTTCAAGTTGCTGGGCGATATGCACCAGCAAACAGTAGCTGCGTTCGGCCAGGACGCGGTCGGCCATCTGATCCATTTCGAGCGTTTCCCAGTTTGGAAAGACCCGGTCCAAAAACTCGTCCATCCTTCTTCCTCCGCTTGTTTAGTTGTCTACGCCTCCCTTCTGTCTCCTCCGTGTGCAGGATGCCATCCGTAAAATCGTTAGTGAACTATTGGCAAAGTGGACCACTGGCTACGCACTGTCGAGCCGCAGATAGGGCGTAGGGTCAGCAGCAGCATCTTCCTCGCGCGGCCAGTCGCCGAGATGGTAGCGCTTGCCGTCAAGAACCGCGAAGCCCAGCTCCACTAAACTTGCTCTCGCCACCTGGATCGACCCGCTACTGGAATAAGCCGCCCAGTCCCGCCACTCGGCCCAGGTGAGGGCCGGGTGACCATTCTCCGCCGCATCGCCGAGCGCCCGCAACAGCCGGGACGGAGCAGCTCCCAGGACCTGCTCCCAGCGCCGGCGATACGTCTCCGCGTCCATCGGGCGGACCGACGTGCGGCAACCCTTTTCCGTGGCTGCAAGCCGCTCTCCCGCCCAAGTCGCGAGGCCCTCACGCCGGAGTGCCCGAACCGCATTCTGACCCGAAGGGCCGGACAGGTCCATGTGCGTCAGCGCTCCAAGCTGCGGCAGGGTCAGCGCGAACGGGCGGAATTCTGACAAGAGCAGTTCCAGCCGGCGCAAGTTTACGTTCACCACACCTGGCTTCTTGTTACGTGGCTTCTCGTTCACTGCATCAGGTTTATCATTCACCAGATCAGGTTTATCATTCACCGGCACGGACTGAGATGGCACCACTGCTAAGGAAGACGGCAGACCCGCATCGAATGGCCCTGGGAGGAACTCAGGGGCGGCTGCAGGGACCTTAGCAGGCGCGGCAGGTGTCTTCCCCGCTTGGGGCGAAGTCGCGGCGTGCAAGCGGACGGCTTCCGGCGGAAGGCCCTGCAAGCGGACGGCTTCCGGCGGAAGGCCCTGCAAGCGGACGGCTTCCGGCGGAAGGCCCTGCAAGCGGACGGCTTCCGGCGGAAGGCCCT